CGTCCGTGCCGGCTCTACCGGCGGCACGGGTGGAACCGGCACGGACGGCACTATCTCCTGGGGCGGTCACGGAGGCGGAGGCGGCGGCGGACGCAGCACGGCCGCAGCTAGCTCTACAGGCGGACCCGGCGGTGCATGCGGAGGCGGTGGCGGCGGAGCAGGTGGTGGTAACTCGACCACGACCAGCGGTACCGGAGGTAAGGGCGGCAAGGGTGCCGTCTTTGTCGTATCCTATTAAGGAGGCACGTTGAGTACAGGGCAGTACCCCAAGCGTCGTGAATCCCAGCGATCAACCGTTGTGTTCACGATGATGATGAAGGACGAGTTCCCCGTTCTCCAGCGATGTCTCAAATCGGTTCGTCCATTCGTAGACGCCTGGTGCATCATGGACACAGGCTCCGAAGATCAGTCTGCGACGCTAGCGCAGCTGATGATGGAGGGGGTTCCCGGGTTTCTGTTCCACAGCGAGTGGGTCAATTTCGGGCATAATCGCGCGGAGTTGATCGCTCGGGCACAGGAACTCGGGGACTACCTCCTGCTCATGGACGCCGACAACGAACTCACCATCACGGGCGACAGGCCCGAGCAGCTGACCGCCGACATGTACAACGTGTACACGCGGGGGGACGACTGCAAGACTCCCCGCCTCATCAAGAGCGGGCTGAAGTGGGCCTACGTCGGGACGACGCACGAGTACCTCGCGTGCATCACACCCCGCCCCACTAGCAAGGGCGAGTGTACGTGGTGGGAGTTGGAGCATTACGCAGACGGGGCACGTCGAGGGCGCAAGGCATCCGAGGACGAGGCCATGTTGAAGCATGAATTGGAGCAGGACCCCAACAACGCACGAGCGTGCTTCTACCTCGCCAACGCGCTCCGTGACCAGGGGAAGTACGCGGAGGCGCTCAAGTACTTTCAGCGCCGAGTCGAGCTAGGCGGGTGGCAGGTGGAGGTTGACCTCGCTGCGGAGCAGATCGAGAGGTTCCTCCGCGGAGACTTCAGATCAGTGGGGGTACCCGGACAATGACGCTTAGCAAAGAGCAGTTTCAGGCCATCACGCGTTATCACTTTGGCCTCGGGCCGAAGCCGTGGATCGGCCATCCGCACATCTCCGTGGCCGACCTCGGCCGCAAGGAGTTCGATCGTGTGACGCAATGGTGGGCACAGTGGGCGATGTGGAACGCCTGGCTGGAGTCCGGCAAGAAGGGGCCGCGCCCGAAGGTGTGGCGCATCGGCCTCCCGGTCCAGCCCTTCGCCTGGCAGTTGCGCAAGGAGTGGCGCGCGGCACACTGGTCCCCGCCCCCGGCCGTGGCACCGGCACCTCCCGTGCCCCCGGCCCCACCGGCAGCGGCAGCCCGCTACCAGAAGGCCGCGATTTGCGGGCAGAACCCGATGGACGCACTCATGTGGCACAACTGCAAGATCGTGGCGTTCACCGCTGACCCGAACCCGGTATACAGTCAGTGGGTCACGCGGGCGAACGGCGACCTCATCCGGGCCGCGGGCAAGGAGCCGGTGGTCTGGTATGTCCCCGATCAGGTCAGCCACGCGCGGGCGCAGGAAGTCGCCGCCATCCTCGGCGGTAAGGACCCGAACACTCCGGCCGAAATCTGGTGCGACGTGGAACTACTCGTCCGCTTCCAGAAGGCCGTGGAGAACGGGGTGAAGGTCGGCATCGCCAACCTCTCCGACTTCTTCACCGACCCGCAGGCGCAGCACCTCATCAGCACGGGGCAGTTCTTCGTCATCAACGAGTTCTACTGGAACCAGGACAAGACGCGGAAGCCCGACAACCACAATCTCCCGGTGTGCTCCATGTGCATCGCGGTGTACGACGGTCACTCGGACTCGTCCTCACCCGCCGCGTGGGAGCCGCACATCCCCGACTACAACCAGGCGGGATACCTGTGGCCGACCGTGTGCGTGTACAGCGTCAACATGACGCCTGCCGATTGGGCGGGGATGCCGTAATGCACATCGCTTGGAGCTTCACGGGGGCTGGGCGCAGGCGCGTCCTGCCCAAGGGGAAAGACTGGATCTGTCCGGACTGCGGGCGGCAACTCAAGTACTACTGGCGCACGTGTCCGAACGACGGGACGCGGAGGCCAAATGCCAGCGAAAAATCGTAAGCAGCAGCGGGCGCTAGCGGCCAAGTTCGGTTGGGCGTGGGTGCAGGAGCATGGCTTCGATGTCATCAATCCTGACGCCTACGAGAACAATCGCGCCATGCGCGCGGAGGACCCGAAACCCAAGCACCACAAGAAGCCGCGCAGGCGGCACCATTAGGAGGACTCTTGATCGCCAACCCCCACAGGCTCAAAAGCCAGACGGCTGAGGGCGACGTGACCGAGGCCGATCTGACGACGCTGCTCCCCAGCATGGTGGGGCAGTTTCCGACGAAGCTGTACTGGTTCCTCAGCAAGGGCTACAAGCCCCACCTGTACCAGACGGCCTTCCACTTCGCCACTACTGCGGGGCGCATCACGCGATTCAGGCACCTCGTCGCGGGCCGTCGTGGGGGCAAGACCCTCTCGGCGGCATGGGAAGTGCTGTTCTACGCCATGTTCCCGGAGCAGTTCCACCGGGACGTACACGGCGAGGACAGCGACCGGCCCCTCTGGATATGGGCGCTCGCAAAGGACTACAAGATCGGGCGGCCTAGCCTGCTCACGTTCCTAGAAGTCATCCGTCAGTCCGGACTCATCAAGGACAAGGACTACACCTACAACAAGGTGGAGAAGGTGTTCGAGTTCAAACGCTCGGGCACGCTCGTCGAGTTCAAGACCGCTGACGATCCGCAGTCCCTCCGAGGCGCGGGTCTTGACATTCTGTGGGTGGACGAGGCCGCATTCGTTCCGAACCGGGACGCGTGGGACGTCGTGCGCCCGGCCATGGCGGACAAGCTGGGCATCCTCATCACGACCACGACCCCCATCGGGGAGAACTGGTTCTACGAGGAATTCTGGTCAGAGGCCGCGTTCGCGGACCCCACCATCTTCTCGGTGGAGTACACCAGCATCGACAACCCGTACTTCCCGATGGAGGAATGGGAGCGCGAGAAGCGCGACCGGCACCCCATCATCTTCAAGCGCGAGTACATGGCCAGCTTCAAAGCCATGCACGGCGTGGAGTTGCAGGGCGACTGGCTGCACTACTACACGCTGGGCGTCCCGGACGGCCCGGACGACATCCAGATCCCCCGCACAGACGGGGGCAAACTGGAGCTTCGGACCTACATCGGGGTGGACCCGGCGATCAGCCTCAGCGACACGGCGGACTACTTCGCCATGGTCCTCATCGGCATCACGAAGGACAACACGCAGGCGTTCCTCCTGGACGTCTACAAGGACCGCATCGCCTTCCCGGACCAGCTGGACAAGATCCGGGAGTGGCAGCTGAAGTACCGCCCGGAACTCATCGGCATCGAGGCCAACGCGTACCAGCGGGCGCTGGTGCAGCAGGCATCGCGGCTGGACGGGTTCCCGGGCATCGTCCCGATCATGTCGCGCGGGAAGAAGTGGGAGCGCATCCTGGCGATGGCCCCGCTGTTCAAGATCGGCAAGATCCGCATTCACCGCCGTCACAACGAGTTCATCGACGAGTGGGTCATGTACGACTCGCAGATGAAGAATCCGAAGGACGACGTGCTGGACGCGGTGGAGATTGCCCTCGGCCTGGCCGGGGTGCTGCTGCCGCTGATGCCGGAGCCGTCGCAGTTCATGGGCCACGACACGTCGGTCCATGCCGAGGCGATGGACGTGCTGAAGCGCCAGCGGGAAGTTGACCTCTACGACGATGAGCTAGGGAGTGAGGTGTAATGCGCTGCAAAGCGTGTCAAGCGAAGGACCAGACGATCGCCGTGCTGGCAGACGAGGTAGACTACCTCCGCCAGCAGCTAGCGCAGCGGCCCCAGGGCTTCGTACCCTCCGCCCCCGCGCTCAACCCGAGTCAGCTTCTGCCGATTCAGGAGGGCTTTCCGCCCTACGTCAGCGATGAGGAAGCCGAGTTCCGGCAGTTGTTCGCAGACGGTCACATCGACGAGGAAGAAATGAAGGCCGCACTACAGGCCATGGGCTTCGGGGAGAAGTCCGAGGACGAGCGGCCGATCGACCCACTGTTTGAGGAGGTGTAGCGTATGGCGGACACACCCGTAAAGGCCCCCGCGCAGTTGCGGGACATCATCCGTGATGCGAACCTCTTGGCAGCGAAACGGGGCGAGTTGGAACAGGCTCGCCGCGAGAACAAGCGCGAGTGGGCGCTGAACCGTGAGTTCTACAAGGGCAACCAGTGGGCGTGGTGGAACGAGAGCCAGGTCCAGGTGGAGTCCCTTCCGCCCGTCGTGGAGACGAGCGAGGGCCGCCACAAGGTGCGGCTCGTGTCGAACCAGATCCTACCCGGTGTCCAGAACATCATCGCCCAGCTGACCAAGACGCGCCCCGTGTTCCATGCCACCGCCAACTCCGGCGCTGAGCGGGACCAGAAGGCCGCCGAACTGGCGGAGGGGCTGTTCGAGTACTGGTGGGGCGAGTTCAAGATGAAGTCCAAGCTGGAGCGGGCGCTGCTGCACGCGCAGCTGAGCGAGGGCTACTGGAAGATCAGCTGGGACCCCTACGCCGGGAAGCAAATGCAGATCATGCTCGACCCGGAGACGGGCGCCCCGGTCACGGACATGGAACTGGCCGACGCCTACAAGGACCAGATCGAGGCGATGGCCAAGGAGCAGGGCATGGACCCGCAGGAGGTCCTCTCGCAGGTGCAGAAAACGATCATGCTGGGCGACATCAAGGTGGAGGTCATGTCCGGCGAGCAGGTGCTCGTCGATCCGACCGTCTCATCTATCGAGTACGCCAACTACGTGATCTGCACGCACCCCATGGACCCCGAGGAAATCAAGGCGCGCTGGGGAGTCACGGTCACGCCGGACTCCGTGCCGCAGGACCTTGCGTTTCCGGCCTCGCGGACGACCGCTCCGAAGAAGATCACCAAGGACGTGTTCATCGGCTACTTCAAGCCGAGCCTCGTCCTCCCGAAGGGGCGCTACGTCGCCTGGATCGAGGGGCCGAACAAGATCCTGGCCTCGACGGACTGGCCGTACCCCTTCAACGATCTGCCGCTGGTGAAGTTCCCCGGCACGCTGAACCCCGACACCTCGGCCGATGCGCCGCGCGTGTCGCAGGCTCGCGGGCTGAACAAGGAACTGAACCGGACGATCAGCCAGATCGTGATGCACAAGAACCTGACGCTCAAGCCGCAGATGGTGGCGCCGGTCGGCTCGCTCCGACAGCGGATCACCGACGAGCCGGGGGCCGTGTTCGAGTACCAGCCGATTGCGGGCCTCGCGCCCGAGTGGCGGCAGCTGCCGAACCTCCCGCCCTACGTGTTCGAGCATCTGGCGGACGTGCAACGCCGGATCGACAGCATCTTCAACAAGATCCCGACCGAGCGTAGCTCCCTTCCCCCGCGCGTGGACGCGGGCTACACGGTGGAACTGATCCAGGAGGCGGTGGCTGACCAGCTTTCGCCCGAGATTGGTCGCATCGAGGAAGCCCTCGCTGAGGCGGGGATGCTCATGCTCCAGCTGGCGCAGAAGTACTACATCGAGCCTCGCATGCTCAAGCTGCGCGGCACGGGCGGGAGCACCCAGGTCAAGAAGTTCATGAACACCGACCTCGCTGGCGGCTTCGGCCTCAAGGCGGAGTCGGGTTCCGGTCTGCCGCAGTCGAAGGCGGGCCGCATGATGCAGATTAAGGAACTCGTGCAGATGCAGGCGATCAGTCCGCAGGATGCGCTGCCGTACCTCGGCATCAGCAACCTGACCGGCATCGCCAAGCAGATGGCGGGGGACGAGGATCAGGCGTACCGCGAGATTGAGAAGCTGCTCACCGGGCAGCCTATCAACGTGATGGCGGCCCAGCAGGCGGCGCAGGCGGTCCAGAGTGGCCAGCCGAACCCGCAGACCGGGCAGCCGTTCCAGTCGCAGGAGGAAGCGCAGGCGTTCGTCATGCAGGCCGCGCTCAGCCCCCTGCCGTGGGAGAACCTCCCCGTCCACCTGCGCGTGCTCCAGGAGTACATGGTCACGCCAGAGTTCGAGAAGTACGGCCCGGAAGTCCAGCAGAGGTTCATCCAGCACTTCGCTCTGACCCAGCAGACTATGGGCCAGCAGGCAGCTGGATCGGCCCCGTCGCAGCCGGTGCGCACCACGCTGTCCCTCAAGGGCACCGTTGGTCCTACGGTTGCTGCTGAGATTCTCCAGAAGTCGGGCGTCCCGGAGGCCACCGCGGAGCAGTTCACGGAGGCACCGCTGGAGACGTCGGTGTACGACAGCATGGATCTACCTGACCAGGACGAAGCTGGCAACGACAAGCTGAGCGAGGCCGACATGGCGCTCGCGGCTCAGACGATGCAGCTGAACGCCGCCAAGGGCGCGCACGAGATGGCGCTCGCCCAGCAGAAGATGACACACAACGAGGCACAGCACCAGGCGGCACAGGCCCAGCAGGCTCAGGGCATGGATCACCAGGCTGAGGCCCACCAGGCGAAGATGCAGCAGATGCAACAGGCTGCGCAGCGTCCGCCGGGAGGCGAACAAGGGTAAGTCTAGCGATTCATGCGAAGGGAGGTGACATATGCCGACTAAGGCCGAATTCCAGGCGCTGATCGACGCGGGGGCTGTCAACGATAGCCTCGCGCTTCATCAGAAGCTGGTTACCGCTCACAAGGCGGTCCAGACTGCTTCAGCCGCGCAGGCCGCGGCTCCGGCTGGTGGAACTGGCGCCACCGCTGGTGCGTACGACACTTCGGGCAACCGCGACTCGTTGATCGCTCTGGTCAACCAGCTGCGCACAGCCCTCATTACCGCGGGCTACATCAAGGGTTCCGCGTAAGGATGGTGACACATGGCGGGTAAGCCGCAATACTCGGACAGCGACAAGGCTCGCGTTTTCGTATGTCTGCGAGCCAACGGTGGAAACGTAAAGCGCACCGCCCGTGACACCGGGGTTCCCCACACGACCGTCCGGCGGTGGAAAGACCTGTGGGAAACCAATGAGGAATCGCCTCCCGATGTGAGTCTGGTCGCCCTTGAGGCGACCGACTTCATCGCGGATGCGGAGCGGGTACGTGACAAGGCTCTGAGCGAACTAGAGCGTAAGATCCCCTCGGCCACGCCTTCGGCGCTGGTCGCCATGGTGGGCATGCTCACTGATAAGGTCGCACTCGTCAGAGGTTTGGCCACGACCCGCGTGGAACATACGCACATCCTTCCGGCTCCGGAGGAACTCCAGGAGCTAGTGCAGGGCTTCGTCTCGGGCGCCATTCAGGCGGCCAGCGAGCGCAGGAAGGAACTTGAGTCTGGCGACGTGATCGAAGGTCACATCGTCAGCGAATCGGAGGACAAGTCTTAGACACCCTCCTGACCGAAAGGTAGTACATTGAGTGAGATGACGTTCGACGAGGCTGTTGCTGCACTTCAGGCGTCACAGGAAGTCGAAGCGGAGGCGGAGTCCGCCCCCCTCGAAGTCCCAACACCGGAAGCAAGCGAGTCCCAGCCCACTCCCTCAGAGTCGGCACCTGTCGAAACCGCTCCGGCGGTGGACGACAGCTTCACACGTGCGGACCTTGCGAGTCTCCTTGAGGGCGTGTCCGATCCCGCTGCGCGCGAGCGCATCGAGACGGCCTACAAGTCCTTCCAGGGCGACTACACACGCAAGACGCAGGAACTGGCTGAGAAGTCCAAGGTGTACGATCAGTTCGGTGACCCCGAGCAGATCGCTGCGGCGCTGGAGTTCCAGTCTGCATTGAGCGATCCGACGAACTGGCCCCAGGTCCACGCGGAACTGACGGCTGCACTTGAGAACATGGGCATGTCCCCGGCTGCGGCCAGGGCGGAGGCCACCTCTCAGATGCAGGACGCGGCTCCCGCGGCCCCGTCACGGCCGTCGCTGGAGGACCTCGAAGATCCCGATGTGAAGGCATACCTTGAGTCCCTGGAGAGTCGCTTCGACTCACTGAGCCAGGAGATTCAGGCCGAGCGTGTCGCTCAAAAGCAGGAACAGGAGCTACTCGCCCTCGCTGGGGAACTGACCCGGCAGGAGACGGTGATCCGTCAGTCGAACAAGAACTTCGACGATGACGACATCAACGCCATCTACGAGTTGAGTAGCTACTACAAGGGCAATCTTTTCCAAGCCGAGGCGGCGTACAAGGCGCAGAACGAGCGCGCCATCGCACGCTACCTGGAGCAGAAAGGAAGTGTCCAGGATACGCCAGGCATTCATCCGCATCCCGGCGCAGGGGTGGCTTCAGGCCAGCCCGTCGAAGCGACCGAGATGACGGACAAGGATGTTGACGCGTTGGCCGCGAGGATCATTGACGAGAGCGGCGCTCTCGAAAACTTCTAAGTGGCCGCGCACCCCTTTGGGTGCATAATCCCGTAACATCGACCAAAGGGAGTCATAATGGCCAATGTTGGTGGAACTTCCGCCACATTGTCCGACGTGCTCAAGCGCCTCTACCTCCCCAAGGTTCGGGAGCAGCTGAATAACGAGATTCTCGTTATGCAGATTCTGAACCTGAACACGGAGGACATCGAGGGTCTTGAGGCGGTTCTCGCTCTGCACTACAGCCGGTCCAAGGGTGTTGGTGCTAGGCGCGAACTGGCAGACCTCCCGGATGCGGGCGTCCAGAAGTACACGCAGGCCAAGTACGACCTGGCCTATCTGTACGGCAAGATTCTGGTGTCCGGTCCGGCGATCGTCCGCACGCGGACAGATGCAGGTAGCTGGATTCGCGCGATGCGTTCCGAGTTGGATCGCATCCGTGACGACCTCGCGCTCGACTTCGCGCGCCAGGTGTACGGCAACGGCGATGGTGTCGTTGCAACCGTGTCGTCGGCCGCCACTGGTGGCACCGGCAACCCCGATGTCCTCACGCTCACGAGCGCCGAGGCCATCGTCAAGGGGTATCTCTATCCCGGCTTCGTGATGGACGTTGGCTCGATCAACACGCCCACCGCCAAGGCCGCGTCGATGGAGATTGTGGACGTTGACCCTGACCTTGCGACGGTCTATATCGCAGAGGGCACCAAGGCTTCTATCGCCAACGGCGATAAGGTGTTCCGCGAGAAGGCCAACGACTCGCAGGGGACGGCGGAGATGACGGCTGGCATCCAGTCGCTCGTTTCCACGTCACCGTCCACGCAGACGAACGTTGGTGGGATCAACCCGTCCACGACCCGCTTCTGGCGGAACATCGCGGAGGATGCTTCGGACGCTCCGGACTCGGGCGCCGTCTCGTTGGATCTTTTCATGAAGATTTTCAACAAGGCGAACGCTGCGGGTGCGAAGGCTTCGGACATCACCGCGGTGACCACGCCGGGGCAGGTTAGGCGGCTGTTCTCGTCCAACGACTTCGCCGGTAAGGTGCAGTTCGTCAACACGACTGCGCTCAAGGGCGGCTTCGAGTCGATTTCCTTCAACGTCGGTGAGGGTCCGATCACGCTTCAGCCTGATCGCCTCGCCCCGTGGGGGAAGGTGTACTACCTCGACACGAAGCACATCGAGTTCTTCTCGCCTGGCGAGTGGGACTTCCTGAGCCGCGACGGTCTGACGATCAAGTGGGTTGACAACAAGGACGCGTTCCAGAGCGTTCTGTTCAAGTACGCCAACATGGGTACGGACAGGCGGAACACGTCGGCTGTCATCTTCGGCTTGACGGAGACGAACGGCGTCTAAGACGCAAGCTGTGGAGGGGGCTTCGGCCCCCTCCGCACCACTACTCAAGGGAGGAACGTGTCAGAAGTAGCCACACCTGATAAGGGGATCTGGACTCCGCAGGGGTACATGCCCCCGGGCTGGCGCGACGCGCAGAACACGGTGCGCGAGTACGACGATTCGCTCACGCTGGGCCGCAGGCCCGAGGGCGAATGGCTCGTGTGCAAGAAGCGCGACGGTGCGAACCCGCACCCTGTCCTCTCGCTGGGGTTCTCACCCGAGGCCCCGTCCCGGGAACTGATCCTGGAGAAACTTTTCAAGGGCGACGTGCGCCGGAACGCCGAGCGCATCGTGAACGCCATCGTCCGGCACAACGAGCGCAAGAAGGCCGAGCTAAGCCAGGCTGCCTCGGAGGCCGCGGGCGAGTGGGCCGAATACGCAGAGCACGCAACACGCGGCGAAAGGGGGTAACGTGAACATTCAGGACATGGTGGACGAGATTGACGACTACGGATTCACGGACACCTCTGACGACCGCAAGGTGAGCAAGATCCAGGAGGCCATCTGGCAGATCGAGGCGATGGAGCCGTGGCCCTTTCTGGAGGCTGTCATCCAGCTGAACTTCGACGGGGACAGCGGCGTGCCGCAGAACCTCCCCGACAACTTCCGGGCGGCGCTCAAGCTGACGCACAACATCAAGGGCTACCGCGTGCGCATCGTGGCCACGGACGACGCGGACACGATCATGCTGGGCAACCAGGACGTGCAGAGCGACCCGACCATCTACTTCTTCGATGCCGCCAACCTTACGGTGTGGCCGCGGCCCGCCCCGTCCACGGGGCTGCTGAAGCTGCGGTACCTCCGGTGGTCGGATGAAATCGACATCACCTCCCTGGAGACGGACATCCTCATCCCGAAATACTACCACGAAGCCATCGTGCTGAAGGCGCTCGTGGCGCTGTACGTGATGGAGGATGACACCGACCTGGCGGTCGGCATCGAGAACCTGTTCGAGGACAAGATCGAGCGCATGCGCGCCTCAGTCTGGCAGCGCCAGTTCGATCAGCCCGACTACATCCACTCGGTTGACCCCGAGGAATGGGACTACGAGATTGTCTAAGGAGGGATGACTGTGCCGATCCAGATGCCACCGGGGCCGCCTAACACGGTGCAGTCCTATCCGGGCGCACCGCTGGGCATGGTCCAGGCCGTTCCGCAGAGTGAGATTCCGGACGGTGGGGCGTTCCTTCTTCAGGACGCGCTCGTACACCACGAGGGACGCATCACCCGGCGAGGGCCGATCACGGCCATCGGACCGTCCTTGACCTACAAGGGCTGCGGCCTCGCGGCCTGCACCGCCCCGGACGGTACGATCCATGTGGGCGCATGGAGTGGAGATTCTACACACGGGATCGTGACCTTCATCGACGACACGATGACCACCAAGGGCGACGACTACACGTGGCCCTTCACGCTGGACACCAGCCCCCGGTACAAACTGTTCCAGGCGCGGCCCGCCCTCAAGCGGGGCGTCATGATCGGAACCGCGGGCACGCTACGGCGGCGCATCGCGGACATCCCGGCTGTGCAGGCGAAGGTGACGGGTACGGCAACCACCGCCTACTACGGGGCTTCGATCACGGTGGATGGTAGAACGTACAACATCGTGGACTCCACGCACTTCAACAATGCGACGGCCAACCAGATCAACGCCCACCAGGTCAGCACGACCTCCCTCGCCACCCGCCTGAAGAATGCCATCAATGGCACGCCGGATGCGAACGTATCGAGCGCCACCACGGCGCACACGGGCGTTACGGCATCTAGCAGCAGCAGCACGGTGACGGTTACGGCGATTCCGGTAGGTGCGGCGGGTAACGGCAAGTCGGTGTCGGTTGTGGCCCCTAAACGGGGGTACTTCCACTTCGACGGCAACCTGTCGAACGGGGACACACTGACGGTCGGTTCGGACACATTCACATGCATCACGAGTGGCACACCCACCAGCCATCAGTTTCTGAAGGGCGGCAATGCGGGGGCCACGGCGGACAACTTCGCCGCCGCTGTTGTGGCGTTGGGCGTGACTTCCTATCTGTGCTATCACGTGACCAGTGATCTGTACGTGTACTTCTACCCGACGAACCCGGCAGTCTCGCTGACCCTAGGCGATGTCGCGGCTAACATCACCACTACGTCGGTGACCACGCTCGGCTCCGGCCCGATCACATGGGCGGCCTCGACTCTTACCGGCGGCTCGGACCTGATTGCAGGTACCACGGACGACCAGGCCCTCGGCTATTGGGCGGGCGGCGTGAACAACGACTACACCTTCGCGGTAACGACCACGCGAGGCAGCAAGACGGTAACGGCCGTCGCCTCGTCCTTCACCACGGAGTTGTCACCAGGCATGTGGCTGCTCTCGGGCACCCCAGGGTTCTGGCTGGTAGGCTGCGTGGCCTCCATCGAGTCGAACACCTCGCTCACCCTCGTGGACCCCGCCCCGGTTTCGTTGGCGGCGGTGTCGTCCACGTTCACCGCGATCCGCGGGGTGCATCCCAAGGTCATGCGCGGGAGCATCACGTGTGCGACCGGCTCCAAGGCGGTTACGGGCGGGGACACCCTGTTCAAATCGCAGGGGCTGGACACCAACTGGTCGCTGTACCGGCTGTCGGACTTCACCTTCATTGGGGACGTCAGCACGGTGGCTTCCGAGTTCTCGCTCCAGACGGTCGCCAACTGTGCGATCGCCATGGCGGACGAGGAATACGTGGCGATCAAGCATGGGGCCTCAACGCTCTGGACGCTCTCCACGCAGGACGCGAACCACGTCGGCTTCCTCACGGCGGTCTACGCGGGCCGTCAGTGGTACGCGAACCGGGCCACGTCCAACGATGAGTTGGCACGGATCTGGTTCTCGGACCCCCGGGACCCGGAGGGGCTGAATGTCGCGGCCACTAAGGGCGACTGGATCGACATTACTTCGGCGTCCAACCAGCCTCACCGCATGATCGTGGGTCTGGTGCCCTGCTACAACTCGCTACTCATCCTCAAGCGGGACGAGACATTCGGGCTGTACGGGACGGACGAGACGAACTTCGAGGTGCGCGGCGTCTACGACGATGGCACCCTCTCGACCATGACCGCGGTGCAGTACCAGCACGGCGCGGTGTGGGCGGGCTACGGGGGCATTTACTTCTACGACGGTGCGCAGGTGCAGAACGTCATCGAGGACTCTCTCGGGAGTTGGTGGCGGCTGTTCACGCAGAACTTCAACTCCGAGTCCGACCGGGCTTGGGGCATGATCGACCGTGACCACTATTTCCTGTTCATGGAGCGAGTCACCTCACCCACACCAGTCACTAAGGGCGACGCAGCTACGTTCCCGCAGAACTGGTGCGTGGTCGTGAACATGAAAACCGGCGCGGTCACGATGCTGACCAACCTCACCTTCCGTGGCAGCGTGGCGCTGCCCGGTGCGCAGGGGGCGGCCAGCTACTACCTCGTGAACACCACGGTCGGCAAGTTCGGTCAGGTGTACACGGTGCTGGAGACTCAGGGCGTGGACAACATCACCACGGACCTCGGCACGGTCGGCCCCAGCTTCTACTTCGAGTCGAAGAAGTTCGGCATGGAGGACCCGCTGATCCTGAAGCGGTTCAAGCAGCTGACCATCCACCACAAGAACACAAACGGCACGCTGATGATCGACACGATCCGCGGTCTGAACACGGAGGGCATCACACTGACGTCCCACCTGATCGACACGGCCGCGCTGTGGGCGCCTCACCGGCTGCGGTTCAGCAAGAAAACGCAGTACTTCAACTTCCGCATCTACGAGGACCCGGCTACCACACTTCAGGAAGTCACCCTCGGGGCGTACCAGTTGAAGTACAAGTCCCTGCGACCTGGGAGGGTCTAAGTGAAACAGGCCATCGACCCCAACGATATCGGGAACAAGTCGGTCGCGTGGCTCACTCAGTTCGTGCGGGACCAGATAAGGCAGGGTGTCGGCGGGGCGTCCTCACAAGGGCCGCCCCCCGTCATCACCAGCTTCACACCGACCACGGCAGGGGCGGGAGATACGGTGACCATCACCGGCTCCGGCTTCACCTTCGCCACGGCGGTCGATGTCAACGGTGTCCCGGCGGCATCCTTCACGGTAGTGAGCGACACGTCGATCACCTTCGTTGTGCCCACGGACGCTAGCACCGGCCCGATCCATGTGACGAACATGGGTGGCTCCACGGCCAGCGCGACCAACCTGACCTCGGGCGTGCTGACGTGGACGAACTTCGCCAGCTTCGCCAACTCGTTCCGACAGGCAAATAGCGGTGACGCTCAGTGGGCGCTGACCAACGGTGCAGGTGGTACGGCGGGCACTCCATCGAGCGGCTCCTGGGCTACGACCCCGGAGGGGCTGTTGCTACTGCGGGGAGCTATCGCCACCGACACTGTGGGCGGCACGTCCAACCTCACAGCATTCACACTTCCAACTGGCGCACGGCCCGCGAACGCGGTGCTGGTGAACGGCAGCAACGGGACCAGCGCCATCAAGGTGGTCATTCAGGCTACCGGCGTAGTTGTGCCCGTCACGGCAGCGCAGGCTACCTGCATTCGTTTCGATGGCATCTTCGCCCCACTCAACTAAGGAGGCCCGGTGAGCGCACTACAGTACTCCGGCGGCGGTGGCTACGCCCCGTATTCCGGGGGCTACGAGCCGTACTGGTCGCCGGTTCCTAATCAGCCCGCATGGATGGAGCAGCAGGCGCTGGCCAGGCGTGCGTACGACCAGGCCAAGGCGCGGCTGGAGTCCCAGCGGTCGAGCATCGCCAACGCGGCGGGTTACATCGTCAACAAGAACACCGGGAAGCTGAGCATCAACTCGAAAAACGAGGTTGGCGGCCTCCAGATGATGCTGCGCGGACAGGCCCAGGAGGATACGGGCATGCGCAACGCCTTCGTCAACCGGGGCATCCAGGGCAGCGGGCTTCAGGGCCAGGCTGGCGGGCAGCTGCACGTCCAGCACGGCGCAGAATCGGCGCAGTTCGCCAACTCGCTACAGGGCCAGCTGGGCAGCATCCAGGGCCAGATCCAGGATGCGGGCAACCAGTGGGCATCGGCACAGTGGCAGGCACAGCGCGACCAGGCCATGAACGCCATCGCCAACAACCAGTTCAATGCCCCGATCCTGCCTCCCGAGCAGCCGCAGCAGCAGCCGTCGTTCAACACGCAGGTGAATCAACCGGCGGGCGGGGGCAACATCAACATGCTGAACAACCCGCAGTTCATGGAGTTCCTCAAGGGACTGTTCCAGAGCGGCGGGCACTCGTTCATCGGCAACGGCGTCAATCTACTCAAGTAAAGGAGGATAGATGGCCATTCCACGGTACGGAGTCGATAAGCAGCGCGACGCGCTAGTGTCCCGTTACGGCAGGGACTCGCAGGTTGTGCGCGCGTATGACATCCGCAAGGGCTACATGCGGGCTAGCGACAGTAACAAGCCCACCCCTCCTTACAAAGCAGACGCAGGTGGCAAGGTCACAGGGTACACGCCGACCAAGGGCGACAACCCGCTGGAGACAGCGACCACGATGCCGACCGGCAACTTTTGGGACAACGCGAACCCCGTGGTCAAGCCGGGACACCGGACACCCGCACAGGTCACGCAGATCCAGAAGTTCCTCAAGAACCAGGGCTACAACATCGGGGTGGACGGTGTGTGGGGGCCGCAGACGCAGAGCGCGGTCAACAACTGGCACACCACCCGCAACTCAGACATCTGGAACCGCAGCAATCACGCGACGCCCAGCACGGGCACCATCGACGTGAAGCCCACGGCACCGAAGCCGGGTCCGGCATCCCCGACGCACACCGCGCCTCCGGGCGCAGGCAGCGCGGTACCGACGCCCAAGGCTCCGGGTGCCCCGAAGGCTCCAGGCGGGCAGCCGCCGTCCATGATCGACCAGCTGATGAAGATGCTCGGTGGCGTCCCGAACGCCCAGGGCATCCCGGTCAGCCTGGCAGGCATGGGCACCGGGGGCATCGACGAGAGCATCATCCCCGACCCGACCAAGGACATGATCGACCCGAACCAGACCAAGGCGGATCTGGCGGCGCAGTACGCCCCGCTGATCCAGGAGGTCCAGAACCAGCTGGGCGTCGTGCCCTACGACACGGCGCAGCACCTGGGCGACATCCGCAACTGGTTCAACCAGATCAAGGACAGCGTGGGTCAGGCGTCGGCGGACGTCGGCAACATCGCCAGTCAGGGTCAGGCGCAGATGGGCGGAGATGCGGGCGCGATTGCGGCCTCTCTCGGTGGGAGCGCCAACGCGGGCGCTAGCTCCATCGCCAACGAGGGCCAGAACCAGACCGACGTGATCGGCCAGATCGGCAACATCGAGCAGCAGTACCTCGGTCAGATGGGTCCGATCCTCTCGGGCCAGGCGCAGGCCGCCGCGTTCAACGAGACGGCTCGGCAGCAGGGCTTCGCCCACGACTTCCAGAACAAGATCCTGGAAATCCAGGCGCAGAAGGCGCAGGACACCAATGACAAGCTGCTCCAGATCGCGCAGTACAACCACGGCCTACAGCAGGAGCGGTTCCAGAACCTCATGGGCGTCAAGCAGTACAACCAGGGCTTGAGCGCACAGAAGTTGCAGAACATCCTGGGCATCCTCCAGTACAACCAGGGGGCCAAGCAGCAGAACTTCAGCAACCGGCTGGCAGCCGCAGGCTTCGGCCTCTCGGCCAACCAGCTGGGGCTGTCCGCGCAGGACCAGGCCAGCGTCATCGCCAACCGCAACCTTCAGGGCGTCCTGGGGGTCGCTGCGGCCAAGAACGCGGCCGATGCGAACACCCGCGCCAACGTGCAGACGGCGTTCGGCATCAGCCAGGCCAAGCGGGCTGCGCAGATCCAGCAGGTGCAGAACAGCTTCAAGAACAACCAGGCCGTGCAGACCGCCACGTTCAACGCGGGCAACGCGGTCGGCCAGGCGGTGCAGACCTTGCAGCCGGGGCAGCCGTGGAACGGCGTGATCCCCAAGGGCATGGTCAAGCAGGCGGTCGGGGTGGCGTGGAACACGCTCTCCGGGCTGCCGATCAACCAGCGCAAGAACGCGATGCGGGCGGTGCTGCTCACCTTCAAGAACGAGAAGGGGCAGCCGCTGCTCACCAAGGCACAGATCGCCGCTTGGGGCTACTAAGAGGGGAGGCGTAAGCAATGGCGTCACCCTGGACTTATGGGGGTAGCGGAGACAGCAGCGGGCATAGCTCCAGCATGCCGTGGACGTACCACACGCCTAAGCAGCCTACCGCTACCACGTCCCATCACCACAGTCTGTTCGGCAAGATCGTCCACGCCCCCATGGGGCTGTTGCAGAACTTCGCCACGGACGTGAAGAACTTCGCCTTCGGACTGCCCTCCGGGCTGGTCATGACGGCGGAGCATCCGATCCGGTCGGCCGAGGACATCGGCAAGATGGCCTGGCACGACTGGTCGCCCTGGTTCAAGGGCGGGTTTCACGCATGGACGGGCGCGTACGCCGCTGCCATCGGCCAGGAGGGCTTCGCCAAGAAGCAGTTCCAGATGGCCGGGCACGACTTCGCCAAGTTCGGCAAGCAGACCTACGAGCACCCACTCGCCCCGCTCCTTGACATCGCTACGGTGTTCTCCGCGGGGGCCGGAGCCGTGGGCAAAATCTCCAAGGTCACCACGTCGGCCGCATTTGCCAAGGCGATGGCCAAGGAGGAAGCAGCTGCGGTCACGCGTGGGCTGGAGAAGATCAAGGCCCCCAGCGGGACGGTCATTCCGGTCAAGGGCACGCCCGAGTGGGACCACCTCGTGAAGCAGGGCGGCGGGATCAACACCGCCAGGGTCGAGGCGGGCCTCACCAACTGGCAGAAGTTCGGGCGCCCACAGAGCGTGGCACTACACGGGCGGGGCGCTGATGCAGGCATCACGCTCTACAAGAAGCTGCCGTCGAACCCGTGGGCCAGGGCGAACATCCAGGCAAAGCGGGCCATTGGACACCGAATGGCCCGGGCGATGCCGAACTGGTGGGGCGAGACTTCGCCCATCCGGGACCTCTCTGCGGAGGGGGAGTTCAACCGGCTGGCGGCGAAGAACAAGTCGTACCATGACGCGGCCCACATCACTAAGGCGGCGGGTGCCATGCAGATCACCCGGATGCTGGACGCGGGGCATGCGATCATCAATGACCCGCACTCCGCGGCGCAGTACCTGCACGAGCATGCGCGGCCCCAGCTTGAGGCCCGCGCTACACCGTATCAGGTCGTGGCGGACACCGCGAAGAAGGTCAACAAGAAAACCGGCAAAATCACGCACCTCCAGGCCCCGCACGGCTGGTCGTTCCTCAAGAAGGACCCCGAGCAGGTACCGGCGGCGCTGTTCAAGGAGAACACGGCGGCGGAGTTTCACCGCTACTCCAAGGACAAGTTCGGTGCGCTGAACACGACCACGAAGATGGAGAAGGTGGACAACCTGCACCGCGATGCGGAGGGTAACCTGCGCATGGTGCGCACGTCGGGAGTCGAGCGGTACAACGACGAGTTCCACCAGTCCGGTAAGTTCGTGGAGATGATGGTCAAGAAGCCGACGAACATCTGGAAGCGGCTCGTGCTGGCCCCGGCTCCGCGGTACTTCCTGAACAACGCGGTCGGCAACCTCGCCATGTATCTGTTCACGTCCAACGTCCACGCGGTACGCGCGCTGGTCGAGGGCTGGCGGAACATCCACGGCGAGAAGGTGGCCACGCGACACATGCTGGCGGCGGACAAGATCCTGCACAAGCACCTCGGCCCCGGCTACGACGTGATCGAGAACCACCTGGGCGCGACCTTCAAGCAGGGCACGGCGGGCGAGCAGATCCGCACGCTCGACGATGCCAAGCTGGCGCGGAGTAAGCGCAAGGCCGCGAAGGGTGGGCAGGGGGAGTTGCACTACCAGACCGGCGCACGGCGTGCGCTCAGCACGCTGGGCAAGGGCTTCCTCCCGATCACGCACGAGGTGGCGGAGCGGTCGCTCCGGCGCAGCGTGAGCTACGGGCTGCTCAAGGCCCAGCCGGAAGTGCGGCTGCTGATGAAGCAGGGCAAGTCCTTCAACCAGGCAGCGGACCTGATGCTGCACGACCCCGCGTTCCACACGCGGATCATGGAATCCACGAACGACGTGCTGGGGGACTACCACCACCTGTCGCCGTTCGAGCAGCAGATCAGAAACTTCGTCCCGTTCTACACGTGGCTCCGGGCCATCAACCGGCACACCGGGCACCTGGCGCTGGAGCATCCCGGCCGCGCAGCGGCGCTGACCTATGCGGGTCAGCTGGGCATCGAAAAGACCAAGGAGGTCCTGGGCGATCTGCCCGACTTCCTGAAGGTCGCCATGCCGCTGGAGTTGCTGGGCTTCCATCACAACCCGAACAGCAGGGCGGGGATCATCTCGACGCAGGGCCTCAACCCCTACGCGTCGGTCCCGCAGGCCATCGACGTGCTGAACATGCTGGTCACCGGGCGGGGCAGGCCGAACGAGGCCATGGCTCAGATCCTTGGGCCGCTCCCGGCAGGGGCCATCGAGTTCACCACGGGCCAGTCGCTGCTCTCCGGCAAGAAGATCAAGAGCCGGGGCGGGCTGATATCGTCCATCGGGATCAACCAGTTCCTTGAGACACCGCTTCCCCGCCTCTACGAGGCGGCTGCTGGTGGCACCAAGACCACGAACAAGGCCGGACAGCCGACGCTCTACAAGAGCGACTTCAAGACGGCGCTGGCCGCGTTCCTCGGGGTGCCCGTCAAGGAGATGAGCACGGAGGCGGCGTACAACCTGGCGCTGCGGGAGCGTGGGGAGAAGAAGCCCCCGAAGCAGCGGGGCAAGAGTCCCTTCGATCCGTCCAAGCGCAAGCAGATCAATGCACCTTGGTCCTACAAGGTGATCTAAGGAGGGCCGATGGCAGATAGAGTCACACAAGCACTCATCATCCAGAAGGCCCGGAAGTACGGCCTCGACCCCGCGGCGGTACTGGCCGTGGCGAACGTCGAGGGCGGCATCAAGCGTGGGGCTGTAGGGGACCAGGGCACTAGCTTTGGTCCCTTCCAGCTGCACGTGGGTGGCGCTCTGCCGAAGGGCAGGGGCGCGGCGTGGGCTAACAGCCCCGCGGGGATCGACTACGCGGTGTCGCAGATGGCCCAGCATGCGAAGGGCCTCACCGGGCAGAAGGCCGTGGCGGCTATCGTCACGAACTTCGAGCGTCCGGCCGACCCGACCGGAGAGATTGCGAAGGCGTGGGGCGGGTACCAGCAGTTCGCGCAGGCCGCGCAGGCAGGCGGCGTGGCCCCCGTCGTGGCTCCGACCAAGGCAGGGCAGACGCCCAAGCCCGTGACCACGAGCACCTTCGACCCCATGCAGCAGTTCCAGAGCCAGGCCCGCGACCAGATCCTCCAGAGCACGCTCAAGCTAGCGCAGGACGGCGACGTGGCCTCGTTCTCACAGGGCCTCCTGGGGCTGGCGCAGCAGCGGAAGATCGCCATGGCGCAGCAGCAGGTGGCTAGCACGCTGCCCCCGATGGTGGACGCGCACGGCTCGGTCGCCCATCCGAAGGCGATCCAGAACGGCGAGGGCAGCCATTCGGTGCAGCTGGCGGCGAAGCAGATCGGCCAGCCCTACGTGTGGGGCGGTGAGTCCCGCAAGGAAGGCGGCTTCGACTGCTCGGGTCTGATCGACTGGACTATGCGGCAGCAGGGCTACAACGGCCCGCGCATCACTACGACGAACGCCCTGAAGATGGGCGTCCACGTGAACAAGGATCAGATCCAGCCCGGCGACTGGATCATCGCCAACAATGGCGAGCACATGGTCATGTACGCCGGGAACGGCAAGGTCATCGCAGCCCCTCACACCGGCACGGTGGTGCAGTACCAGCCGCTCAGTCACTTCACCAACATCACGGACATTAGGAGGGTTGGCGTATGAACGCTACAGGCGCAGGTGGCGGAGGCGGCGCGTCTCCGTATCTGCCTAACGGGCAGCAGTACTACCACCCGATGACGCCGCAGCCGGGGAATCCCCCGATGCAGCTGGCGGCAGATCAGCGGTACGCTGCTCTCAGGCTACAGCAGGCTGTCAAGGCGGGCGTCATTCCGGCGTCGGTCCTGAACGCGCATCCGAACACCTACCCGGCGCTCTGGCGTATGGTGTCGGAGAAGGTCAGCGCCCCGGCGAACGCCGCGGGCTACAAGGACCCAGGGTACTGGCTCCGCATGGGCGGGCCGCAGGTTGGCGGGCAGGGCGGGGTGGACACCTCGCAGGTTCCGGGCAACCAGCCGCCGCCCGCAGACCTTCAGCAGCAGGGGCATGAGTTCTCGCCCGACGCAGGCGCGGGACAGATGCTCCAGCAGTACATCCAGATGCTCCAGTCCCAGGGGCAGGGCGGACAGATGCCGCAGATGGGCAACATCCCGCCGCAGCTGCTTCAGGCGCTCTACGCGCAGTTCCAGCAGTCGCAGGGCGGGGGCAACCCCAACATCAACTCATACGGGCAGTCGATTAGCTAACCACGGAGAGGGGGTCTTGAATGGCAGCCGACGCAATAGCCGTCCTAACATGGCGGTCTGACCGGGCTGAGAAAGAACTTGATCGGCTCAACGCTGCACTCAAGACCCACGACAAGTGGGAGCGTGGAGTGGAGACAGACATCGTGACACTCAAGGATTCGGTTCGAGAGCTACGGGAGGACATCGCCACGAATACTGCGGCCATCAACGGGCTGCGGCGCACGTTCGTCGTGTTGGCGACCTCCATTGCCGGATCGGCGGTGACCTTCGCGTTTACCATCCTCTCTGCCACGGGGAAAATCTGATGCCGTACGGTAAAGCACGCTTCAAGAAAACGTTCTGGTGGGCCGCCACACTCGGGGCCGCGTTCTTCATCCCCGTATCCCTCATTGGGGCCGGTCTGGCGTTGAACTCGCGGTTCAGTGGCACGAATACGATCCGCAAGAATCAGGCGAAGGTGTGGCACGCTGTGCTGTGTGACATCGAGCAGCAGGTGATGCACCCCGACAAGTCGCTAGACCAGAGGCCCCTAACTCCGGCGCAGAAGGAGCGGGTCCTCAAGTACTACGACCACCTCATTGTACTAGCGGGGGCACAGCCCTGCGATGGGAGGCCACATGGCTGATCCGGTCAAGACCCACAAGGGCTACCTCATCGGCCCGAAACTGGACGTGGTGAGCATCGCCCGTCTCTGCTACTCGGCGGGGTGGCGGGACAAAGACCTCGTGACCGCCGTGGCCGTGTGCCTCAGCGAGTCGGCGGGGTACGTCAAGGCCCGCTGCGAGAACTTCGTGGACGGCGTGCATGTTAGCACGGACTTCGGGCTGTTCCAGCTGAACTACGGCGTAGAGGACATCACCCCGGATCTGCTGGTCAAGGTCTACACCCCGGAATGGAACGTGGCCGCGGCCTACACGCTGTGGAAGCGGCGGGGGTTCCAGCCCTGGCACGGCTACACCAGCAACATCGCCACGAACCCGGAGATGAAGGGCAAGTACATCCAGCGGGCTACTTGGGGCGTCATGAACCTGACGCGCGAGCAGTTCGGCATGAAGGGTGTGCCCAGCCCCTACGTCCCGCTTGGGGCGAAGCGCGTGACTTGGTGGCTCAGCCACCCTGAACTCAAGTCGTAGGAGGTGACATGAGCGCACAATACCCGGACGCCATCTGGTACCCGAGTTCGATCGAGCACCCGATGCGTGCCGCCACGTGGGGCATCGTGATCCACTGGACGGCGGGCCACAAGCCCGGCGACCTAGCGGCGCTGAACGGCCCCGAGGTGGACGTGCATTTCTACGTCACGAAGGCTGGCGAGGTATACCAGTTCGTCAACGTCAATTCGCAGGCGTGGCACGCCTTTCACACGGCGAACCACTACTGCCTAGGGATCGAGCATGAGTCGAGCGGGGAGCCGTGGACTGCTGCGCAGTTCGCTGCCTCCGTGAAGCTCGCTCGGTGGCTGTGCGCGAAGTACGACATCCCGGTGCGCCACACTGATCCAGTGTCGAGCGCACCCGGCCCCGCATGGGCTGGCTTGTACGGGCACGCGGACCTAGCGCACATTGACGGCAACGACCACTCGGACACCGTTCCCCCAGGGACGGGCTGGCCGAAGTACCTCGCCGCGATCAAGGGCGGGGCGCTCATCACGCCCCCGTACTACGAGTGGCTGGAGTGGACGCTGGGCGAGGGCTGGGCCAAGGGCCACCCCCCGTTCGACAAGTCCATCCGGCCTAAGACATGGAAGGCCACCGTGCCCCCGACGTATTGGGTCCGGCGCCTGGCGTTCCTAGCGAAACGAAAGGTGAGCGGATGAAGTCAAATGCTCTCGTGCTGCACCCGAAGGTAGCGGCTGGCGGGATCGCCGGGTCGCTGTCGGTGTGCGTCGTGTATGTGGTCGGCCACTTCGTGACCGTGCCCCCGGAGGTAGCCTCCGCGGTCACCGTCATCGTGTCCGGCGTAGCGGGTTACTTCGCGCCCTGGATCGCCAAGGTCCAGCCGAAGTAACAGAAGGGAGGTGCCATTGCGCATCGACCTTAGCGTAGCAGCGTTCCTCGTCCTCTGTGCCATTCTGGCGGAGATGACGTACGCGCTGGTATCTAATACCGCGTCGTTCTAGGAACGAGAAAAAGGCCCCAGGTCACCCCCATAAGGGATGGCCTGGGGCCAATTTCTTTTTGCCTAGAAGTCGTACACTTCGATCAACCGCAACTTCTCCTTCATGGTGAGCGGCCGTTCACGGCGGCGTCCCACCCTAGGCCGCGGCTGTCTTGCACGCACAGGCGGCGTTACGATGTGGAAGCCGTCGAGCCGCTCCCCGTTCACTTGCACGCCGTTGAACTTACTCAACGACGTCTACGAATCCCAGCTTGAGGGCTTCCTGCGCCCCCATGTACCAGTCCTTCCGCTTCCACTTGCGCTTCAGGTCCGCGGCGGACATGGTGCTGCGCTCGGTGAGGACGGTGAGAATGTCCTCGGACAGCATCTCGTTCAGCGTGCGGTAGTCCTCCATCTCGCCGGGAGACATCCGCGTGTCACCGAAGTGGGTGCTGCCCTCGTGGATCAGCAGCTTGGCTCTCGCGTCCAGCACCCGTACATCTCCAGCCTGGAGCAGTACAGCAGCCATCGAAGCCACCATACCGCTGCCATGTGTGATGACATGGTGCCCCTTCCTTCTCATCCGGGCGAGCGTGTCGTAGATGGCGAAGCCATCCATGACGGAGCCGCCGGGACTGTTGATGAACACGGTGATCGGCTCACCGGGGTCGCGCCTCTCCCAATGGGTGAGCGCGTTGATGTAGTCCGATGCCGTGTCCGGCACGATGACGTCGAGGATCGGGAGGATGCGCTCACGGCCGGGCTTGACCAAGCGGTCACGCTCCTGGTCAAACCGGGCGGCTTCCTCCATCTCCGCGATGTTCGCGCGGGACTTCTCGTAGCGGATCTGCTCAGCAAGCAGGGCCGCGCGCATGTCTCTCAGTTCGTCTGTGGTAGTCATTTGCCCCCTTCCGAGGGTAATCGGTCATGTTCGGCACTTTCTATCGGTAGCGGGCCTCCTATCAACGCCCGGTCCACGTTTTCCGCTTAACCATGCGGCCCGTTTTGACCTTGTGCGCGCCCCTCCAACCTTCCGCGAGTTTGCGACACTTGTACACGCCGCATATCACGGTGAAGGTGGCCGGGCCAGCTACCAGGAACCCGTGGGCTGGGCAGCAGTACGCCACCCAGCCCCGCTTCTTCTCGGCTTCGGTGAGGTGTGACTCGTCCATCAGCTGTTCGGTACTTGGACCACGGTGGTCCCACCGACACGCTTGTTACTCCGGCTCCAGCTGCCGCAAGCGTTGCAGCAGAACTTCTGGAACTTGCCGGACTGCGTGAAGGCGAACCCGCGCTTCTGGCGATCCCCACTCCCGCACTTAGGGCAGACGTCATCAGCCGACCAAGCAGCGATGCTCGGGTGGCTGGCGATCCACGGCAACATCATCTTGTAGAGGTCCTCTAGCAGGAGGACGTCCTGGATGTTGTACTCCCGCATCCGCGTCCAGGCGTCATCGTCTCCGTTCATGCACTTGACCCACAGCGGGAAGCCCTCGTGCTCGACTTTCCCTTCGAGGCCAAGTTCCTTGGAGACGTGCGCTAGACGGTTGGACGTGAAGCGGAATTGCTTGCGCACCGTGTCGATCAGGTCGATCTGCCGGTACGGGCTGGGCGGCGTCAGCCCCGCCTGCAAGAACTCGCGCTGCAAGTGGGGAATGTCGAACTTCCGCCCGTTGAAGTGCAGCACAGCGTCAGCCTCGTCCATCAGCTTCCAGATGTTCTGCACCATCTTCTTCTTTCCATCGTGGTACACTGAGGAGAACTTCACACCGTCGCGGCCGACCCACTTCGCGGCCCACGAAATCATGTCCGTGGCCTCGATCAGCTGATCGACCCCGATGTTCTCCTGCCAGACGCGCCAGATGTAGGCGAGGGAAGGCCGTGTCTCAATGTCCACGATCAGGATGCGGAACTCGTCCGTCTCCTGCACCTTCGCCAAGCCCCGTCTTACCGATGCTTCGGATACTCCGAGGGCCTGAGCGATCTGCACGTTGTTCAGGCCCCGCTTCCGTAGCTCCTGGTACCGTTCGGGTGTGTGCTTAGACTGACTCATCAGCCTCCGCAGCCTCGGGGGCTGCGAAGAACTCAGGAGCCTTGGACTCGTCCACGTCCGTGTCGTCAGCCTCGGCGTCCGCAGCAGCCTGCGCGGCGAGCGCCTCCTTGACGTACTCGGGGACGAGTTCGGTCTTGGTGACCACCACAGCCGTGGGGTCGTTGTCACCCGTCGCGGGGAGGATGACAAGCGAGAGGATGGACGTGTACTGCGACGTCTGATCCTCCTGGTCAATCTCGTTCAGCTTGTCCTCCAGGCCCTTGAGCGTGAAGTAGTTGACGCTAATCATCTGTACCTCCGTTGATGAAGAATGTGATGTCCTCGATGGCGTCCGTGTACCGCCGACCCACCGAGCGTTGACTCGTCGCTAGCAACTCAGCCACGATGCGTTGCGGGATACCGAGCAGGCCGTGAAGCAGGATCACCTTCCACCCGAACAGGTCTAGCTTCTCCATCGCTGCCTCCAAGTCCGCCGCCCACACGAGGAACCTCAGCCCCCCGCGGGTGGTGTCGGCGGTGGCGGCTAGCTCCGGGTAGTAGGCCACCATCCGGGCTACCTCAGCCTGCGTGTAGTTAGCTCCCACGCGCGGCACCGCGCTGCTTACCGAGCCAGGACACATACTCGGCCATGCACTTGAGGATGTGTCCCTCTAGGTCGTCCCCTTCCTTGTCGCTCTGCCAGACGGCGATCATTCCCTCCTGTCGAAGATCGTCCCATTCGGCGCCGTAGTGGTGGGAACGCGCCTCCGCCGCAATGACGGAAGCGCATTCCTCCACGAGAGGCAGATGCGACTTAATACGGGATGTCGTCGTCCTCGTCTGTCTCATCCGGCTCATCCGATTCGGGCTTGTCATCACGCACGCCCGCGTCGGCCGAGCCGAGCTTCAACAGTCGGGACACTGAGAGGTTGTTGTACGTGCGGGTGTTACCGCTCTGGTCCTCTGCGGTGCTCCGTGTGAACACGCCTTCGGCAATCAGGACGTCGCCCTGCTTTACCTCGGTCCCCGCATGCGAGGGCCAGAGCGTGAGGCTCACGAGGATGGACTGGTCCTTGACACCAACCTGACGGATGGTGACGTTGCGGACCTTCTTGCCAGCGGCCTCCCCTTCGCGGGGGTCCCACTGTGCGATCCCGGTGACGACACGGTACTGCTTGGCATTGTCAGACATTCGACTCCTTCGTTTGAACTCTCGATAAGTCAGCACTAGCTTCGTCCCGTCGTCGAGACGAACCAGTACGTTCTTAGGCCCCGGCCCGGGGCCAATGCACAACATCTCCACTCGTCAACACCTCTCCGGTGATGGCGTGGGTGAATACGACCCCACGACCCTTCGGGCCTGGGGCTGCGAACACTGGAATACAGGCGTCGCACATCCTGTAGAGGTCCAGCATTCCGGCTCTCTCTTTCTTGGTGAAGCGGCCGTCCAGCTTACACTGGATCAGCCATGGTTCTGCGTGGGGCCAGAACGCCGCCAAGTCAGCAAGCCCCTTGGACTGAGCCGCCCGCATGACGTACACCGCGCCTAGCTTGGTGCAGGCGTTCCGCGTGCGGTACTCGAAGGCGCGCCCTCGTTGGTAGTTCGTGGCCATCAGTACGGTTCCTCACTGTCGGCTAGCACAAAGGCCAGCGGTTCACCATCCTCCATCTGTCCCGTGATTTCAAAGGTGACATGCGCCAACTCCCGCCGACGCTTGATGGGGAATAGATTGATGCGACCAGTAGGCTGCTTTCTTCGATCAGTTGCCGCACCAAGTCCGAGAACCTGGTCGGCCTGTCCCATGATGGCCACCGATCCACGAGGCCGCCCCTTGTCGTCGTGGGGCGTGTGATGCAGCACGACGAGTGCCGCATTCGTGTCACGAGCGAGTGGCTTGAGACTCTGTATGAAGAAGGCTGCCATCTCATCGCTGTCGTTCTCCTTCGTGCCGGGCGTGACTGCCGCCTGGCTGTCGAGGATGATGAGGGCGGGTTCGGAGTCCAGCGCCTCGTCCAGCAGTTTCTCCGGTTCCAAGTCCAGGGCCACCCCAGCCTGGCTGATGTAGTCGATCCCATCAGCATGCTCGGGGCCTAGACCTAGCGCCTGGAGGCGCTGGAGCACGAGGTTGCTGGGGTTTTCCTCGTCCACGTACAGGACGCCCCCCTCGCTTGACTTCAACTTCATCCCGAGGAATTCGTCTTGCCCCCGGGCCATCGCCACCGCCAGGCCCATGGTAAGCATGCTCTTGCCCACGCCGGGGTAGCCCGCTACGACTACGATTTCCCCACGTACCAAGAACCCTTCCCACAGCCAATCGGTAGGCTCGGCTGGTTTGGCTAGGTTCAGCCTCGGGTAGTACCTGACGGGCTTGGCCGCTTTCTTCAGGAGGACGGTCATCGCCGCCCAATCGTACGTCATGAAGAACTCGGCTACGTCCTTGATGCCCGGCGGCCACGCGACCTTGCGGGCCTTGCGGCCCAGGTCGTGCTTGATCTTCCGCCAGGCTTTCTCGTTCTGATCCGCTGCGCTCGGGTTGTCGTATGGGTCGTCGTGGTCCAGAAGCACGAACACCCGTTTCGCGTCCGCGAAGTACTCGTCCGCGTACTGCGACTTCCACGAGTTCAGCCCCGAGAGGCTGACGATACCGGGCCGCGCCTCGGGAGGGGCGTTCTGCCAGAGCGCCATGGCGTCTGACTCACCCTCCACGATGAACATGGTCTGGCCGGTAGCGAAGTCGGGACCCAGGAATGGCACCTGGCCCGTGCTGGGCACGGGGTCCCACCAGGTACGCCTGCTCTCGGGATCATCGAGGATCTTCTCGAACCCCTTGCGGAACTTCTTCGCCCCGCCGGGGTATGGATACACGAAGTCAGCTGTGTCTCCTGCGCTTTCCACGCCCCATGAATCCAGTGTGGCGGCGGTGATGCCACGTTGATCCAGCATCCACCGAGCCACTTCGGGGCTTACGCTCATGGTCCTCCTTTCCATGCCGAGGACACCAGGGCCACCATGCGCCCTTGCGACAGAGGCACTTAGCTATCGAGTTCATCCGTTTGCTCTCTCGTGACAGCCGGGAACAGGGGGTCCTCCTGTGCTGCACGTAGGAGGATCTTCTCCGTCATCGCCTTCCAGCTACCCGGCCTGCCGTGGTACCGCTCGGCCCGGTCGTCCACGTACACAAACCCGGTGGGCTTGCCCGGTAGCGTCCAGATGTTCGTTTCCCGGAGTCCGTGGTCGTCGAGCATGCTGCGGATGTACTGCAACTCGGCCCAAACCAGCGCGGGGTCGCGCTCCTTCAAGGACCCCGGCTCAAGGGGGCTTAGGCGAGCCGATGCGATCAGCGTGTGCAAGCCCGCCTCGTGCAGCTTGTACACAGCCTCCAGGAATCCTGGCATGAACTCCTGCGGCTGATCGGGCCAGGCAGCGGGAACCGCTGTACCATCCCAATCAATGACCGCTGTGTGTTGCGCGCGTGCGCTGGCCGCTACCTTATCCCTCGGCATTGGCCATACGCTCCTTCACGTACTCCGCCCCGTTCAGGTTGAAGTACACGGCGGCGGCATGGTCCTCGTCCGTGTCGCCACGGAACCACTGGATCATGTGCCGCAGGGCGGACTCCTTGAAGCGGTCGAGTTCGGCCTGCCCCTGCGCCTGCATCCAGTTGCGGGCGGCGTACTTCTGTGCCCCCGCCGTCAGATGCTCGGCCCAGCGGTTGAACATGGGACCGTCCATGATGAGGGTGAAGTCGATCTTCCCCTCGGTGACGTCGCGCACCATGCCCGAGTCGAACTCCATCCGCTTGCCGCTATCCTTGATCTTCGGCATATTCCTCCTTCTCTGACCAGTTGGTCGTGGACACTTCGTGGTCCACCAGGATCGGCACGATGGATCGCACGTCCTCTGGCGCCGCCTGTGCCATGAGTGGGGGAACTTCCTCGTGGACCCACGATGCTTCGTGCAGCGGGCCGTCGAGGATCAGTTCGTCGTGGATCACGCTGACCATGTGGGTCTGCATGTCGGGGTCACCGTTGATGTGGCGGTAGACGAGCAGCACCGCCTGCTTCATGATCCCCGCCGCGCTTCCCTGGATCAGCTTGTTGAGCAGCTTGTGCTCCCCGTATTCCTCGGGGTGCAGGTGCCGCCCATCGAGGGCACGGATGTACCCCCGCGTCTGCGCGATGTGGATGACGGAATCCTGTAGGTCACGGACGGCGGGCCAGTTCGCGTGGAACTGCTTGTAGATTTTCCTCGCCTGGGCCTCGCTGATTTCCGTCTTGGTTTCCTCCACCCACGTCTCACGGACGCGGCGTACCCCCGCCCCGTAGAGGATCGCCAGGAACACACGCTTCCATACCTGCCGTTCCTCGGGGGTGATTTCCGTCTTGCCCGTTGCTAGGCGGGCGATGGATGTGTAGACATCCTCTCCCCCGCGCAAGGCATCAGCCAACTCGGGGTAGCCGATCTTGGCGGCGAAGTACGCCGCGAGTCGCGGCTCGATCTGGCTGTAGTCGAAGAAGTGCAGCATGCCGAGCTTCGGCACGAACGCACGCTTGACCACCTTGTCGTCGCGCGGGATGTTTTGCGCATTCACTCCCCTTCCTTGGGGGCGAACTGTCCTGGGTTGACGGACACGAGAGCGAAGAATGCGCCCAGCTGCTTGTAGGCGTCCTCCTGCTCCTGGTCGAGTCCGTGGTTCTCGTCAGCGAGCAGCCAGTGGACGAGCGCCAGCATCAACTCGATGTGCATGAGCGTCAGCTTGACTTCCACTATTTGTTCGAGGCTGTCCCGCTGCTCATCCGTCCCGTCTTGGGGAGTACCGGGTTGAAGTTCGGGTGCCATATCCCTTCTCTCTGCTCGGATTGTAGGGCCTTGAGGTACGTCACGTAGACCTTGGCGTCGGAACGGAAGTCCAGGATGGCCTGGGCAAACTCCCGAGCCTTGGCGTTCTTGGAGCCGTGAACTACCCCCTGCAAGGCTGCGACTGCGGTGCCGTCCACGTCCTCGCCCATCTTGGCGAACGCTTCGTGGATCTGCTTCGGTGAGCCGGGGTTCAGGTCTTTGTTGCCCGATAGCTCCACGGCCTCAGTCAGCTTCTCCATGACCCGCACGCTGTACTCCGCTACTGTAGCGTCCAGGTACTCCACGTCCACCCCCAGCCCCCGGGCCTCCATGTCAAGAAGCGCCAGCGTTAGCTCGCACTCATCGTGGTACAGCCGTTGTAGGGCGGGGTCTTGGGCGGCCTTGCGCTCGAACGTGGGCCACAGTGTCTCCCACAGGCGCAAGGTGTATTCGGTGTCCTTCATCGCGTAGGGCACGATCACCTGCCTCGGCAGGTGGAAGTACCCATCGCTGGCCTTGAGGCCCAGCTTCTTCCGCACGGCCCGCAACTCGTGCAGTTCGCGGGGTACCTGGCGGAACTTGCCCTTGTTTTTGCCGGACTTGATTTCCACGCTCACCGTGTCCGTCTCCTTGAGGACACTTACGGCCAGGGCCTTCAGGCCCTTGCGTCCGTTCTCGTCCATCAGGTGAAAGATCAGCTGCGTGTCGTGGATCGTGTGCTCCCGCCAATCCTCCGGCAGCAGGCCCGCAAGGGCTAGCTTCTGGAGGTCGAACTTGGCGTTGTGGAACACCCACGTGGGAACAGCTGCCAGCGCCCGAGTAACGAGGTCCCGGCGATGCGCCACTTCATGCGCAGGCTGGTCTTGCCCCTCGACGTCGATGTAGGCGCTGCGGAGCGTGCCGTCCTGCGTTCGCCACGTGAGCGTGACGCAGAACGCTTCGTCGTAGTAGTTGACATTGCTTGTCTCCGTGTCGATTGCGATGATGCTGGGCTGATCCTCCCACACCTGAGTGTAGGCATGGTCAGCCCAGGCCGTCCACTTATATCTCGAAAGACGCGGCATCCGGTAGTCCTTCCTCCGCGGCTAGCAATACCATGGCCTCCATCGCAGCCCACCATGGGGCAAGCACGTCGAGTAACTCGTCGCGCAAGTGGTCACGGTCATCCTCCTTGCTGAAGCAGAAGATGGTCATGACCTGATCCATGAGGGCTGCGGGCACCATGCTAGAGCAGCCCCTCGGCCTTGAGGATTTCCCGGTTGACGTCCGGCTCGACCATCTCCTGCGTGGTCTTGCCGAACAGCTTGGCGACCTCAGCCGCCGTGGGCTTGGTCTTGTCGAGCCTGTCCCTGGCGATCTGGTACACGGCTGCCTTCAGCTTCGCGTCCGACGCCTTGGCCAGGTCCATCTTCCGTTCGATGCGCTCTCTCGTGTCCTTGTCCCACAGGTGCAGGCCGATGCCAAGCTGGTGCCCGGCTTTCTTGATGGCCTCTGCGAGAGCGGACTTGAGTGCCATGTCCGGGTCGGGGTTCTTCATCGCCCCCACTCCGTACGCGGTCTTGGTCGTGCCGTCTACGTTGGCGTCCATGTGCAGTTCGCACACCGCCAGGTAGGTCGTGCCTCCGTTTCGGCCAGCCTCCGGCGTGATGGTGCTGATCGCCCGCGTGTCCCAGCCGGGGCCGAGCACGTCGTTGAGCCGTTTGATGGTCTGGTCGATGGAGATGTACGTCAACTCCGGCCCGCCTGCTGCCCCTCGGCGTGACTGATATGCCTCTGCGGGGAACTCAGCAGCTAGCCGTTCGAGTTGCGTCTGCACCGGCCCGGCTGGGCCAGTCGCGCCGTACACGAAACTCTCGGCGTCATTCGGTTCGGTCATTAGCCCTCCAGCATCGCTGGGAACACGGTGGGAGTGATGCCCTCGTAGCCCTTGCGTGGGATGTACGTCACGCCGTCCACGTCGAACTCACCCACCTTGGTCTGGCCCTGGTCGGAGCAGTCGCACAACTCCGTATCGTATGGACAGTACGCCGCAGACCAGTGAGGCATCAGCTTCACAGTCCACGTGCCAGAGCCTTTCTCGAAGAAGATCCGCTGCTCCCTGTCCTGCACCGGGGCCAGCGCGTCCGTGAGGTAGTCCTCCGGGGCCAGCGTGTGCGGGTTGTTCGGGGGCAGGGAGTCGAGGTAGCCATCACATGCCTGCTTGCGCTCCGTCATCCCCGCCCACAGTTCGCTCTCGGGCAGAGGCTCGAAGTCAGCCAGGATAGGCATGATGATGTCATCACGGCCCCGTGTCTCGTTCTTCGGGATGTAGAACACGGCCAGCTTCGGGGCCATCTTGTAGCCCATCTTGGCTAGCGCGTGGTAGTACGCGGATGCCTGGGCCACATGCTCCTTCTTGGCCCCGCCCCGCTCGATGTACCGCATGCCCTCGCCCTTCTGCGTTTTCCAGTCCACAAGGACGTGGCGCTTCAAGTCGGGGTTCCAGAACACAGCGTCAGCCGTGCCGCCCCACCCGGCTGGCAGGCCGGGGTTGACATTGACCTCCGCCATGTAGTGAACCCCCTGCTCCCGCAGCTTGTCGTGCAGCCACGAGTGCATGAGGGTGCCGATCAGCAGCGGCATCTCACTGATGAACTCGTTCTCGATCTTGGGCGCATTGGCGACGTCCAGCTGGGCGTGCCTGAGCGACCCTGTGATGTGGCTGCTCGCGTGCAGCAGCCCGTCGGGTGGCCGCTTGGCCTTCTGAAGTTCCTCGAACATGAACTCCGTCAGATCAAGTGGCAGCAAATCGGGCATCCAACTCCTTTCGCCAAGCGTACCGGCCCAGGGCGAACGTCAGCCTGAACACGGGACGAATGAACAGCCACACTAGGAACACAAAGAGTTTCCACGGCAGCTGATGACCTTGCGTGGTAGCGCGGAACTCACGTGCGGCCCACGCCTGTATGCGTCCCAGCGGGAGCGCAGGGGTCATGGTCGCACGGAACACGACGTGCCAGAACCTAGCCACGTCGCCCGCGCAGGAACTTCCCGACCCCCATCGCAAACAGCGCGTAGAGGATCAGGCCCAGGCTGATGAACAGCCCTAGTCCGAGCCATTGCATTCGGTGCCTCCTATGTGTCGTTGGAGTGCCTCGGCATAGACTCGGGCCGTGAGAGGCGAGCAAGCGGGGGCTGTGTTGACTTCCAGCACGTAGGGCTGGTCGTCCTCCCCAATGAGCAAGTCCACGGCTCCGAAGTCCAAGCCAAGTGCGTTGACAGCCGCGATGGCCGCCTCGTATCTGTTTGAATGTAGCCTACGACTGACAACTCCTGTGAAGCGGTACCCGTTCTTGTGGTTCCGAATGGGATGCGCCTCGTCGGTAGGCACCTTTTGCTGGGCGCGGATGACCTCGCTCCCGACCACGTGCAAGCGGTACTCCCGCTCGCCGGGGATGAACTGGACGTACAACTCGTGCGTGTCGGGCACGTCCAGGCCCGTATCGTAGATGACGATGCCTTCGCCTCCGTACCCACGCCGCGTCCGACCGATGACCGCCCCTGCGGGCAGCCCCTCACGGTCAGTCCCGTAGAACGGGACGGGCACTCCGGCCAAGTCCATCGCCTCGAACGCCCGTAGCTTATCACTCGCTCGCGCGAGCGCGGGGGAAGGGTTGAGTACCCGCTCCGGTTCGTACTCGACCGGGCGCTGGGAACCCCATCGGATCAACGTGGTCGGCGTCCGACCGCGCAGCCCGATGCCCGCCTCGACGCCGAGAGCCTCGGCCATCGCTCGCCCACCAGGACGAGTGCGGGGATGGTACAGCAGGTAGGTCATCGAAAAACATCCTCTCTATACTCTTTTTCGTTTGGGATGGTTAAGCCAAATCTCAGCCCGCACATCACAAACCTTTACAAGTTCCTTACCAGCGATGCCCTAAGCAAGCCATTCACGCCCTCGACGAGTGTTGCCACTGTCTCGGGATCGCTGCCCAGGATCGCCGCCGAGTCAGCGGGGCTGAGGCCCCGCCCTTCGACGAGAATCCATGCCTGTGCGGAGTTCTCGTCGAGCCGTTCCAGCGTGCTGTTGAGGACTTCGCGCAGCACCACGTCCTCGTAGTCCACGGGCGGGAACACACGGTCGTCCTCCCAGCCCTCGTCCTCGGCCACCATCGCCAGCCATTCCAGGCTGACCGGGGCCTCGTTCCTCGTGCGGTTGTACCCCTTCTTGCGTGCATTGTCCGCCGCCATGAGCAGCGCGGGCAGGGGGTTGCGCATGGGTGAGATGTTGTCCATCGTGAGCACCGTGAGGTACGCCTCGCTGCGCTCGTCCGGGCTGTGGTTGGGAAGGATCTTGGGCAGCGCCGCGTACAGCTGCTCAAGCTGGTCGTTGGTCACGACACCGGCTCCGGGGCGCCGCGTACAGCTGTGCCCTGATTGCCCACGCCGCTGAATCGCCCCCAGCCGCCCTTGCTGGCTGGCCTGCGTCCCATCTCCGGCGTGTATTCCTCGTACACCGTGACCGTGATGAACTCATGGGGTGTACCGTCCCACCCCGGCCCATCCGGTATTTCTACGTCCCGGCTGATGACCTTCGGGGCCACCTTAGCCGGGGGTAGCTTCTTGTTCTTGGGCATTACAGGTTCTCCATTCGGTCGTTGTACTGCGTTACCGCAGCCCCGAGCAGGCGCTCGGTCAGGCTGTGCTTGTGTTCCTGCTGGATCACGAAGATCGCGTCGAGTATCAGCTTCTCCAGATGCTCCAGCCACTCCTTCGTTGCTGCGTCCATCGCTGCCTCTCTGCGGGCGAACCCCCCGGAGGGGGTGAAGCACCGCTGTCGCTGTATACCAAAAGCCCCTCTCTATGTAGAGATATGTCAAGGCTTTTCAACATCACCTAGGGTTCTTCGAACCCGGTGATGTAGAGATACTAGGGTCTTAGTGTCCTAGTATAGCGTCGGTCGTGGTCAGCTGTTCCAGCGCCGCCCACTCACTCTGCTTGTCCGAGGTGAGCCACACCCACAGCTGTTCCTTGAGCGCGGCTACCTCATCCGCCTTGGTGCAGCGGAAGTAGTTCATCCCGCGGTTGGATTCGTACGGGCCGATGACGCGCCCGACCTTGACGATGTTGAGGAACCGCATGAGCGGTGCGGGGTTCTTCTTCCCGATCACGCAGTACACGAGGCCCTTGTAGCCCCCCAGCAGGCTGCCATGCTCGCTGAAGTACGCACCAGCCCACCGGATTTCGTCGAGGTCTACCAAGGATCGTCCTCGTAGTAGTCGTCATCGTCGTCGTACCCGTAGTCGCCCTCGTCATACTCGCTGTCGTACGCGGGGGCATCCGGGCGCAGCTGAAGCAGGGCCTCGCCACGCAGGGACTTCTCGATCTTCATGTTCAGGATGGGCACGACCCGCTTGCTGGGCTTGGCCCGGTTGATGATCGTCTTGAGTTCCTTGTATGGGGGCATGGGGTTCTTGCGCTCGATGTTGTTGCGGAAGAAGCCGAGCAGGAACCTGATCCAGCCCTCCGCCTCGTCGAAGTCCACGCACCCGTGATGCTGCCGGAACTCGATGGTGCCGTGCTCACGCAGCGCCGTGAGGTTGAACGCGCCACGGTCGTACCCGTTCAGGGTGTTCATAGCAGGGTTGCGGAGGTCACGCTCGATGGCCTCCATCTCGTAGTTCGAGAGCGTGTTGCAGTACCCGTTGTTGTGCCGGGACATGTCAACCAGCTGGTTGATGTGGTGCTGGTTGGCGTGCCACGACCGAGCCATGCGGGCAAGCTCGTACTTCGTGAGGTCGCTGGCCTCGATGTGGACATGCATGCCGCAGGCGGCGGTGACGTACCCGCCCCTGCCCTTGATCCAGTCCATGACATCCTTCAGATGCCGGAAGGACTGTGCGCCCCGCTGGTTGAGCGGGGGGCTGCTGAACTCCAGCCCGCCATACGGCAGGCTGCTGTCGTGGTGAACGCCCCACGCCGTGCGTGTGGAGCGATAACTACCCGTCGAAGGGAACGTCCGGTCGAACGCCTCCCTGATTCCCTCTGCCTCATCGGGGAACACACACTCGATTTCGACGCCGAACCTGCGGCGGGTATTCGGGATTGTTGCCACTACTTCTTCTCCTTTCGGGTCTGCTTCATCATGGCGTCCAGGAGGGCGCCATAACCTGCCTTGCCCAGCTTGCCGAGCAGCTGATCCCCTACGCTGAAGCCCGACTGCGGGCGCGGATCAGAACTCGACGTCATCAGTCACCTCGTCGAATGTCACGATCGGGGGCTGCTGGTCACGGTACGACTCCCACGTGTTGCTGTTCCGCAGAATGCGGCTCAGCGTGTCGGTCATTCCTGCGGGATCAGCGGGCATCGGAACCTCCGCGAACTCCACCTCCGCCCGCTCCTGAATTTCCCGCTGCTCAGCAACCATGCGGGATTCCGACTCCCGCGCGGCTTCTGCAACAGCGGCCCTGCGTGTTGCCGTTTCGAGCAACGCTGCGACGTCAACCTCCTTGTCCACGTACAGCTTGTGCCATTCCAGCAGATCCGCGATCATCTCCGCGGCTGTGTTGGGGGCACGGACGACGATCAGGCGGCGGTACGCAGCCACCGCCCGGTCGATTGCAGCCTGTCTGTCTCTCGTCATGCGTTCCTCCTCCATGAAACACCGTAGCTGGACATCTGACCCGCAATCTCGTTACACGCCTTGCAGATCAGTTCGTTCTTGTCCTTCACCATGTCGGTGATGAGGAAGTAGTCGAAGCAGTCGGGGCACCGCTCGAACTCGTCCGGGTCGGTCTTGACCTCGACCTCACCATGCGAGTCCGTGCTGTATACCACGCGGCTGCCAGGGATGCCGTGAATCGAGTCGCCTGCGTGCGAGCTTACGACACGATCCGACTGCTCCCGCTCGTCCACGGTCGCCACACCCTCGATGACCGGGAACTCTGTGCTGTCGGCCTCGTCGGGATCTTCGCCCAAGGACGTGATCCAATCGAGGCAGTCGTCGCAGTAGTAGTGCTCGTCCACTTTCATCAGGGACTCAGGAATGTCCCATCCGCACTCGTAGCAGACGTGCTTCTCTCCTGCGGCCAGCGCGAGTGGCTGGGTACCACGTCCCATCAAGCCAGAAACCCACGTCCGCAAGGGGTGCTCGCGTGGGTCGCATGCTTCCCCCGCAGTCACCACCTCCGTCTGAGTCTCCGTGTTGTACTCGAACCGCTGGCCGTCCTTGTAGTACACGAAGATGCGGCCCTCGGACGTGTCCCGGCGCTCGACCGGGTTGAACCAACTGTCGTAGTCCTCGTCGTCCACGGTAGCCGTGTACCGATACGTGCTGGTGCGGTACCGCTTGTACGCCTCGAACTTGCCCTTCTCGATCTGGTTATCGGCGGTGATGCGGTAGTACTCACCGATGCCCATGTGATCGACGTGCTTCCACGTGGGCACCGTGCCGATGCAGGTTTTCCACGTGTAGTTCAGCGCAGCGACCGTGCTGGCCCACATCACGAAGCTGGGCCTGACCGCCACGACCAGCGGCGACCAGTCGCCCTTGGCCAGCAGCAACTCACCCGGATGATCCTCGGAGATTGCGGCGATGGCGAAGCTGCCTTCCAGCTGCTCCAATCCCTTGACCGCGTTCTCCCAGCCGTATGAGTTGATGACAGCGGCGATTGCCTCGCTGTCCACACGGCCCATCCGAGGCAGCCCTGTG